GCAGTTTCTAGAATGCTTGGCGGAGAGGTCGTAACCACCGGAAACAATGCAGACGCCGCCCTGAGGGAGATTTTCCGAAAAGGCTCTAAGGGAGACAAGAAAGAGATGGCCAAGCTTGTCCATCTTTCCGAGCTAGCAGCGTATGGGGCCCAGGCTACCAGCGCAGCTACGGTTCGCAGCCTCCTAAGGTCTGCGGCTGCCGGCAACAAGGCAAACGTAGAGGAAATAATTGGCAAGCCAGTAACACTTGAAGCTTTCAACAAGCTAAAAGAGCTCCTTGCCACCGACGCAGGCAAAAAGCTGCTTAGAATGAACCTTGTTCGTGCTAATGTTCTAACTGAAGACCGTATTACGGCAATCTTGAACGTTGCTGATTCTATCCGGTCAGGACAGAAGACAAAGGCAGCACTTCTAAGCGCATTCCCAGACGACATGCGCGAAGGCCTTGCTACGGCCAAAACCCTAGATGAGCTCGCTCAGGTGGTCACTGCTTACTTCCCAGACATCTCTGTAAACTTGGGCAAGGCAAGCAGCAGCGAATGGTCTAGCCTAAAGAGCATATTAGAGGACGTTCTTGAAAGCGGAAGCTTCGTTACACTTGCAACCGCAGACGAGGTGGCGGAGCTTCGCAAGGTTCTTGATTCAGTGGCACCAGGCTCAGGCCGGGCAGTAGAGCAGTCGCTAGCCGCCGGAAGGTACTCGCTTGGGTTCGCCCCAGAGGCCGGCATTCTAAGAAGGCCTGTCAGCCGGGCCACTGATGACGGGGTCGAGATCTTCGACGAGCCGGTTGCTCCATTCATCGACAACACCGACGACTACATCGAGGGAATGGAGATGGGCGTAGACGCATTCAAGGCATCAGGCCTGCGTCGCCTAGCGAACAGATGGCTTCGTCCGGTATCCTCCGGAATGGTTCAGCAGAACCAAATGGACAACGCAATAGACGTAGTTCTTGCCGGTGGAGGATCCATATCTCAGGCAAAGACACTGTTCAATGCAATTAATGAGCTGGCCCTACGAAGGCGAGTAAGCCCACGAGCACTCGTCATGGACGAGAATGCCCTCCGTCAAGTGATGCAAGATGCCCTTGGAAGCAGGTACGACGACGTCGTGAGGGCGGCCGACAAGAGGCTTAAGGACCCGAGAAAGGTCCTGATGAAGATCTACGCCGGAGACCGGGCCACCGTTGGCGTAACCCAGGCATTCACTGGGCGACTTAAGGTTATGCGTCCAAGCCTGGCAATAATCACTGACTTCATCTATCCACAGCTCAAGTTCAAGCTAAACCCTCTGTTTTATTTGCAGGAGGCAATCGAGTCTCCATTCTTCAATTACCTCCGAGGAATACAGCGACAAATAACTGGTGGGGAATACGAGGTTGTTCACGGATGGGCTAAGTACCTTCCATTCACCAAGACACGAGTTGGCCGCACATTGGGCCTGTCCCGAGCCGTTGGCCCGGAGACCCAGCCTGAGATTGCAGCATTACTTCTTGGCGCTGGAGATTCTGCAATAAAGGCAGACCTAGACATTGCAGAGGCTGTAATTTTCCTACAGGGGTCCCAGGCAGCAAAAATACTTGATCAGACTGAGTCTGGTCGGCTTATGATTTCAACGCTTAAGCAGTCCATTTCTAGGGGCGCATCAGATGCACTTGGCAACTGGATAAATCCCTATCCTCTTAAGAACCGCAAGAAACTTGAGATGACCTTCAGCCTAGCGGCCGAAGAGGTTGCCAATAAGATTCGATTCGAGTTCCCGCAGCAGTGGGTAGCCATGACTGCAACATACGGAACAAATAAGCCGAAGATGGTCATGGCATACCTTCTACAGGACGCGGCGCGAGGGTGGGTCAACCCGATCAAGGTGATCGACGGGGCCCGGCCGCGAAACTTTGCGTTCGCCGGCCCAGGATCTGTCGAGAAGGCCAACGCCCTGCGTGACGAGCTGGCTAAGGTGGCCGAGATGCCAATTGGCGGAATGGGCGAAAACGAGGCAGCCAGGAAGGCTCTGTTCTCTATCCGAGAAAAGTCCTTGGCCGAGTCAGCTGCGGTTGGCAACGAAGTTACAAACATTACCAGCCTAATTCAGCGTGCCATAAATGCCGGCGAGACCGACGACGTAGCCGCCGAATCAACAAATGACTTCCGCCTCCTGGATGAGGCAATTGTTACACTGACCAAGAGCGGGGATCTCAAGCCCGGGGCGTTCGGAGGGTTTAGCCGTGAGAAGATCTCGGCCTCGCTGGCCAGGCACCGGTCCTACGGCACTGACTTCCCAGGCATGGAGATGGTCATAGGAAAGCTCCGCTCTGGGTCAAAGCTTGACGTAACAGATATCCGTGCTCTAGAATTGGGCATGAATACCCTTTTGGATGTTCATGGGCCAGAGGAGGTCCTCCTGGAGGCAATGCGTGTTTCGTTGCGAAATGCCAACGACTCAGCTAACCGAATCCATTTCTACAATCCTAAGAGAAGCGCGTTCGAGCGCAGCCTTAACCATCCATACCTGGCGTTCTACCCGCTCTCATACATGATCGGAAAGGTAGTCCCAGAGTTCTCGCGTGCACTTTTTGTAAAGTTCCCATTCACTAATGCGACACGACCTTTTGCAGGGTACGAGTGGGTTCATGAAATTCAAGATTTTATTGCGATGAAGGCTGAGGAGGACCCTGCATTTGCTGAGGCACTCCTGAAGTCAGACATCCTATTCCTGTTTAAGCAGCTATTCCCGGGCGTCCCTGGCGACATTGGAGTTACGGCTCCTCGCTGGGTCAATCGGTACTACGCTCAGATTCAGCGATCCCAACGTCCTCCGATGCCTGGCCGGGAACCGGCAAGCGCGGACATTGGGTATGGAATCAGGGCAATAGCCGATCAGGCCAAGGACCAAGGTTTGTTCGGGAATATTGAGCTGGCCGGCGGCGCAGCAACCGAGTTCTTGGACTGGTTCGGCGGCGCTGTCGATTTTAATGAATCTGGCAAATAGCCAGTATATATAGGAGGAACGCATGACGGACGAAGTCGTGACCCCGGCGGCCACAGAGTCGGCCAACCTTGACGTGCAGGACAATTTGCCTGCGGCCGAGGAGCCCACTCAGGGAGCTGAGGACGTTACCACTTGGAAGAAGCGTCTTGCTGGTAAGGACCAGGCGCTTACGGCGACCAAGAAGGAACTTGATGACGCGAAGCGCCAACTGGACGAGCTCGCAAAGTTCAAGGCACAGATCGAGGAGCAGAGCCTATCAGAATACGAGAAGGCCCAGCTAAGGATCAAGGCCTTGGAGGATGAGATCAACTCCAGCCGGGAACAGGCAAAGAGGGACAGGCTCGCAAGAGAGTATCCTCTCTACAATCAGCTATTGCAGGACACTGCCGGACTAGACGAGGACTCCAAGGCTTCTGCCTTTGAGAAATTCATTGCCGATGCGCGTGCTGCTAGCGAGGAGGAGACGACATCTATTGTTGACCCTAACAACCCGCGGAGATCTGAGCCCAAAGTCAATACCAAGCGCGATTCAAAGTCTATTGCAGACGAGATGAAGTCGCTTGGCAATCCATTCTTTGAGTAAAGATTGAGGTAAGTTAAAGTGGCTACAACCAGTACCGCTACCACGAACTTCTCTGACCTCGTCACCGAATTGGTGGCGGCAAAGGCCGAAGAGGAGTTGCGTGCACGTGCAGTGCACGCGATGCCAGGGATGTATGTCCCTGCGCGTTTTGTGAAGGGCACCAACACCCTTCGCTATGCACGCTACGCTGACCTTGGCGTTGTTACAACGACGCTTACGGAAGGCACCGCACCTACGGACCAGGCGCTGACGATCTCAAGCGAGTTCTTCACGGCTGATCAATACGGTTCGACCGTCGCAGTGACGGACCTGGCCCAGGTCGATTCTCCGCACGATCTCATTGGGATCGCAGCAGAGCGCATCGCCTACCAGGCAACCCGATCCATGGACGTTCTTGTCCGCGACGCAATTCACTCGACCGCTCTTACGGCAGCGGTCTACGGCGCAACCGGCTCAGCAACCCTTACGCAGAATACTGCCAACTCGGCAGTGGCTGCTGCGGGCATCCTGAACGGCTCGTTCGTCAAGCAGATGGTTGCTCGTCTCAAGGGGGCCAACGTGCCTGCCTTCGCAGACGGCTTCTACCGCTGCATAATCCACCCTTCACAGGAGTATGACCTCGTGTCAGACACCAGCGTGAACGGCTGGATCGAAGCCCACAAGTATGTGAACAACATCCCGCTTCTCACGAACGAGATCGGGCAGTTCGCAGGCGTGCGCTTCATTACGTCTTCGGACGCCAAGGTTTACACCGGCGCCGGCGCGAGCTCAGGGAACGTCTACACGGCGCTCTTCCTCTCGCCTGACGCGTACACCATTGGTGACTCGCAGACACTTCAGAGCTACTTCGTTGCCCCAGGTGGTGATCACACCGACCCGCTGGCACAGAAGGCGCTCGTTGGTTACAAGATGCGCTTCGGATCCCTCCTCCTCGACGAGGCAGGCGCCCGCTATCGCATTCTTAAGACTCAGGCTACAGTCGCTGTCTAATCACAGCATAGTTAGCTGAGCGGGGCCTCGACGGTTGTCTTACAAGTTGACCGTCGGGGCCCCCCACACCCAGCCATAGGAGGATAACCGATATGGCTGATACTGTCAAGGTCTTGGTATGGGGCACTGCAGAGCAGGGCCCATGCGCATATTTCCGCGGGCACATCTTTGACGAGGAGCTCAAGAAGCTCGGGATCGAGATGCGCCATATCGATAAGGTGGACTTCGTGGCCCACCAGTCGGCACAGGGCATGCCACAGAATGAGGCGATGCTCAAGGGCCTTCTTAAAATCGACACAAGGGACATCGATTGGGCTGACGTGATCATGTTCCGCAGATATTACAACACGTCCGCCAAGTGCTCTACCTGCCACTACGCAACTAAGGATCCGGTAAAATTCAAGTCCCATGAGCATGAGATGATCATCCGGGACGGCATTACCGAAATGGTCTGGCCTGCGTTTGAGAGCAGGGCCCACAACAAGGGCATCATCTACGAAACAGATGACAACCACTTCTTCGTACGTCCGTGGAATGGGTACTACCCAGACGTTCAGGAGGAGCTGCCGCTGATCAAGCGTATGGTAGAGAGGGCGGATCTGGTCACTGTGAGTACTGGCCCGATCAAAAACTACTATCATCAGTTTAACGACAACATCAGAGTTATCAGGAACGCAATCGATCCGTCGCTCTACACTACGTCGGCCCCTCGCCCAGAAGTGGGCGGAAATAAGGCCAGGTCTGTCCATCGGGGTAAACCCAGGAACTGAACACGTCATTGCGCCGTTCTTCGACGAGGCGTACCACTACGTTGAGAACATCAGGCAGTTCGCCGAAACCCTGGCAGCAAGCCACCCAGATATAGGAGTTGCACCGCTGGTTGGCGACCTCTTTGACCAAAACAAGTCTGAACTACATTGGCTTGAGTACTCCATGGTTGGAGCAGCCTTTGTGGGCCAGAAGTTCAAATACGGAGAGGCCCCATACAGCATGATCAATAACGGAGTTGATGGCTTTGTAGCATCAACAAGAACTGAGTGGTACATGTACTTAAAGCGCCTAGCTGAAAGCAAGGACCTGCGCGAGCAGATTGCCGGCGCAGCCAAGGAGCGAGTTCTCAGGGAGTACAACTACAAGGACAGGGCCCAGGAGTGGGCAGAGGCTTTCAGGTGGGCCGCAGCTCACCCGAACTATGGACTTAGGGAAAGAGGAGTTTGATGGCAACGTTTCAAGATCTCGTAGACGCAATCCAGGTCGAACTGCGAGACACTAGCGCTGTTACCTGGAGCGAGGCAGAAATAATCTCACTTGCCAACCTTGGAATTCAGCACGTGCAGTCTGTATATCCGAAGGAGATTGTAAAAGAGGTTCCATGGACTAATCCGGCAATAAGCAATGGCCTGAAGTCTGTCGATATCTCAACGACTACAAACACGGCCGGTGGCGATAAGTTCCTGTCGCTATTTAGGATCGATGTATTTGGAAACTCGTCGGGTAGCCGCACGGGTTTCCACGAGACAATCGTCACATCGTCTGGAGAGGGAGCCAATTCCGGGTGGGACTTCCACGGCGGGATTCTCTATTTCCCTCCAGGCTACACCATAATCTCGCCAGCCATCCTGCGGATCTATGGCTACGGTACATACAACATTTGTGCGTCCGGGGTATCTGCCTCGTCCGTAACGGTCGACCTGGATTCGGCCGCAGAATACGCAGTAAGAGTGTTCGTCCAGTCTGAGGCGCTATACCGCCTCGTCAACGACAGGGCAGCCTTCCAGCAGTGGCAGGTATCCTCTGGCGCCACTGATGTGACGCCGCTCGGCATGAACCAGCTGGCCTTCAGCGCAAGGTCCAGGTGGAAGGACGAGTTCCGCCGCATCCGACGAATGCGGAGGCTCTCGTAATGGATTTCAATCAAGCAATCCAGCTCCAAACCTCAAGCTCAACCTTCATAAACCTGAACAGCGTCAGCTCCGCAGTGGCTCCCGCGACACCTGTGTCCGGGTACGCTGTGGAGAGCGCCGGGCTTGGTCAATCTACCATTAGGGGCTACGTCACGGAGAACGCGCAGCGAGACGGCGTGCAGGCGGCTGAGGCCTTCTTCGGGCCGAGGGCTGTCGAGATCAGCGTTGCCGTCTTTGGAAGTACGCTAGGGGATTTCTGGGACAAGATAGACGCCCTGAACGGGGCGCTTGACCCGTACCCTGCGCAGTTCGAATCGGACGACGGCTTCAGGCAGCTTCGGTTCTACTCGCCGACCGGTGCGACTAGCCGGCACCTATATATGTTCGTGCGCCCATCGAACTTGCCAAGCTACTCCTTCAACAAGAATCAGTCAGTTGGCCCGTCATCAAAGGGATTTGCTGCAAATGCCAGGGTTTCGTTTACGGCTAAGGACCCGCGTAAGATCTCTGTGTCAGAGACGACTGTGTCAATATCGACTGGGACCACCACTATTGCGTACAACGGAACGTACGATTACTACCCGCGTCTTATTGTTACAGCTTCTGGAACTAGCGCAAGCTATACCCTGGGTAGTAGGACTATTGGCCTTACCGGGCTCTCGAGCGGCACATCGTATTACATAGACCATCAGACGTACACGATACGTACTGGGTCTTTTACCGGCACGCTGGTGCCCGCAAGAATAGACAACACAACAACCACTGGGTTTGGCCCTATCAGACCAGGGGGCAATATCGTTCTTTCTGGAAGTGTATCTGACTGTAGTCTAATCTACAGAGAGGCCTGGCTGTGACGTCGCCGGTAGGAAAGTTCAGGATAACGCTATACGCTCTAGACACCTCTACGGGGTGGAGGGGTTCAGTTGCTGCGACCATCTACGATTCAATCGAGGTGGGCATCGCTGAGCGTGCCAATGAAATCGGAGAAGGGTACTGGGTGTTGCCAAATGAACATCCTTCTATCGGAGAGTGCGTAATCCAGCAAAGGCACTACGAGATCCATCGATACGACTCCGCAGTGGGCTCCTACCGCTGGGTAGGTGCCGGCATTCTTGAGGACGCAGAGGTCGGCCAGTTTGAGACCGTGTTCCGCGGCATTGACTACATGACCGTGTTCAATCAGTACTACACGCCCACGGTCGCGCTCACGTTCAACTCAACCAACTACGTCTCTCCAGACATAACCCAAGACGGTCTCTCTTCTATATTCTCATACTCAAGAGGGACGATCCTAGACGGCGTTGACGGCGAGTTCGACCCGGCAAATGCAAGCAAGAAGGCATGGTACACGAACAACGTAAACCTCGTTATTGACAACGTCGAGCTAACATCTACGGTCGCCGACACACTCACAATTGACAGTGTCACAATTACCACGG